TGGATGGTGTTGACGCCGACCGGGAACTCATTGTCCATGCTGTGAATCGCTTTGCGGAGCTGACCGGCATGGTGGAAGGGCGGGAGTCATGATTGACGATGAGCTGCGCCCATCGTGACCGAATTCGTGTCGGTGAGTATTCGAGATCGCGACACGAACAAAAACAATAACAACGGTAGAGAGAGGAAAAAGGGGCATGGGAGCTTCAGGAGCTGCTCAACGAAATCAAGACAAAACTATGGGAGGACAAATGATCAAGCTATTCGACTGGGAATTCCTGAAGCATGTCACTGAGGCGTGCAAGAATTACGCCAGCAAGGGCGGGAATGACTCGCTCGGCCTGGAAGTAAGCGCCTGGAACAACAGCATCCACATTGTCGTCGCGTCGGTCGGGCATAGGTTTATTTTCGAGGCGGATACTGTGCGCGGCTACAAGGCGGCGATTTTCGAGCAGACGAACCGCTACTGGGGCCCCATGTTCGATGTCGGCTACACTTTCGATGGCGATGAAATTATTGACGCTTTCAGTAGTTTTCTTGCCCGTGTGGAGGAGGGGAACAATTGAGTGTTGAGAAGATTGCGGATTACGAGTTCGCGTCCCCGGATGGGGGCGTGCATTATGATTGGTTCGCTGACAGGGTTATTGACTATTTGCAGTCCAAGTCGCCGGAGACGCCGCCTCGTTTCCTGTGGACGACTTTTTTGACGATGGTGTCTGCCCCGTTGTCTGCGAGGACTCATTTGTCTGCGAGCGCGCAGAGTATGGTGCCGTTGACTTTGTATTCGCACTGCCTTGGGGTGTCTACCCTGTCTAGGAAGACTACGGCTCAGTCTTTGGTGCGTGGGTTTTTTGACGATTGTGTGGGCGCGTTCAGGTGGGATTCATCGCAGTCTTTGGCGGCCGTGCAGGAGGTGGATTCAGCACTCCGCATGCTGTTTCGTCGCCTGGAATCCTTGGAGAGGAAGAGCGGGCGTATTGATATTGACGAGTACCGGACGGAACGGGACGATATCAATAATCGCATCACCGAGTTTGAGGCTGATCGTAAGGATTTGCTGAACACGATTGGCAATAGCCCGTGCGAGCGGTCTCTTATGGCGAATGTTTTGTTCGGGTCGAATGTGACGGCTGAAGGTCTGAATTTGCGGATGGCGCAGCGTCCTGGCGGGGCGTCTATCATGTTTGTAGACGAACTACAAAACATGTACTCTGCGTCACAGGGCGAGGGTTATCGTAGCGGGCTTATCGGATTCCTGACCGACGTCTACTCGGGCAGGACGGTCGAGTCTGTGCGTGTCGGCGACGACGGCGTGAGACGGGCGGACAGTGAGAGGGTTCCTCATTCTCTTGCTTTTTGCGGCACCGGGATTCTCGGCGACGTAGTCAATAACATGTCGCAGTCTTTGTTCGAGACGGGCTGGGGGGCGCGCATTCTTTTCGCGTTGGATGAGGAGGACCGCCGGTCTGATCCTTCGTCTTTCGGATGGGTCACCGATACCGTCCGGGACGCACATGGTGGTGATGGTTTTGTTGAGCGTGCTTCCGAACGCATTTCAACAATGCTGAGTATGATGCAGCGCGAATTTCGTGGCACTGTCACTTGCGCCACCGAGTTTTGGCCTGTCAATACGCCAATGACTATGACTGTGACTGAGTCTGCCCGGAATGTTTGGGTTGAAACGATGCGGGCCTGGGCTCGGGAAGCTGCTCGCGAGTCGCCTTTCCGACGTGCGGTGCAGGCGGTCATTGACCGTATGGGGAATCATATTATGCGTGTTGCCGCTATTCTGTCTCTTTTCGAGCAGCAGATGAGCGTGTCATCGTCTTCAGTTCGGAAAGCTTTCAGCCTGGCCTCCGATTTCTGGCTGCCTGACGCTCTGAAAATGGTCGATTATGTTTTTGTTCCGGATTTGACGCGTATGGTGGATGATTTCAGTAGTAATCCGCCGACTGAGACGCGCCTTTATCAAGTGTTGGAGGCGAAGAATCTGTCGCCTCGGAGCGTGGAGGAGTATCGGCAGTACATTCTTCGCCGGGGCGTGAAGTTCCGGACGGAAGGGGCGATTGTGGATAATGATCTTGTTGAGGCGATTCTGCGGGATCAGATAGCGGAACCGTCGTACAGTGAGTGATGTTTTCGGGGTGCGTTTCCCTGTGATGGTAGCGGCCAATGTTCGCTCCATCACAGGGTGGCGTGCCACTAACGTAAACCTTACCGATTTTGCTGCCCTGTGTGAGGCGCCCTCGAAATGCGAGAAATATGATGCCCCAGCTTTTTTTGCCGGCATTCTTTCGGGGGGTAGGCGGCAGAAGAGGAATTTCGTGTCCCGGTCCGCTATCGTTTTGGATGCGGATCATGGGTCGCGGAAAGATTTCGTCGGGGATCGCATGCGGGCAGCGAATCTCGCCGGCATTGTGTGGGAGACGGCGTCGTCGTCTTTCCCTTCCCCGCGTTTCCGTGTCGTTCTGCCGTGCACTCGCAGCATGACCGTAGGAGAGTGCGAGGCGATCGGCAGGACGTGTTTCAGTGTGTTGGGGCCTGTGGCCCAGTGGGACGGGTCATGTGCTGAGGCGTCCCGAGCTTTTTTTCTGCCGTCACATCATCTCGGGCTGCGAGTGCGCCATTGGCTCATTGACGGTGCCCGTTTGAATGTTGACAAATGGTTGGAGAATATCGGGTACGAGGAGAAAGATGATGGTGGTGTTTCTTCGTCTTCTGTGCCCGATGGCGGTTATGGTGGGGTGATCGGGGAGTTCAATTCGAAGTACGGGTTTAATGATCTCATTGGTTTGTTTGGTTGGCCGTATGAGTCTGTGGGGCGGCGGTGGCGGTATATGCGTGGCGGGGATACGGCTCCGGGGGTGATGATGCTGGACAGCGGTTTGGTCTTCTCGCATCATGCGGATGATCCGCTTGCGGACGGGCGTGCGCATACGGCGTTTGATTGTATGCGTGTGCTGGAGTGTGGCGGTGACGTGAGTGTGGCGGTGGGTGAGGCGCTGTCTCTCCTCCACCTGGAGATGTGAGCAGGGCCACGCTTTCGTGAGTTGACTGGAGAGCATGTGGTCCGCCTATACTGGGGTCGTCGCCGAGGAACGGTGGCACCGACACGAAGAGAAGAGGAAATCATGAACATCTCCACTCGCCGTAGCACTCGGAATGACGTCGTCGAGTTCGATATCATCCCTACGCTGGACAATGTGGACGACTATGACGTCTCCAAGATTGCTGACGACGTGATTGGACAGTACTTCTCCGCCACGGGCACCCCCTACTATGTGGTGGACGTTGACGAGGACGCCTACTGGGACGCCGTGCAGCGTCACGCCATCACCCACTGACCTGACGGAACGAACCCCGTCTCATTGCTCGGTGAGGCGGGGTTCGTTGCACAAAAAAGAGGAAAAACAAGTGACACTACTAGTGTTCTCGCTCGCAATTTGCCTACTAGTGATAGTTTGGACGAATTTCAATGATTAATGTTCAGCCCACTGAGGCGCAGGAAAGAGAAATCAATCGCATCATCGCCGCGATTCAGGGGGGCGGTGGTGCTTTGCTTGCGTGGGAACCGGGGTGCGGCAAAACATACGGCGCCATCTGGGTGACACGGAAACTCGACGCCGAGAGGCGAGTCATCATTGTGTGCCCGAAGCGCGTCATTCCGTCATGGCAGGCCAGTATCAAGACCATCACCGGCCGGGAAGCGAAAGTGCTGTCTCGCACTACTAAGGCTGGGCGCGCCAACATTGAGGACATGCTGGGTGGTGCAGACGGTTGGTGGGTCATTAATTTCGAGCTGTTGGTTTCCCTGGGAAAGGCGGTGGAAGCGGGGAAGTGGCCGTCCGTTTCTTTCTCGAGGAAATCGTTCGATATGGTGGTCGTGGACGAGATTCACCGTATCGCAAATCATCGCACCCAATCTTTTCGGGCTGTAAAGGTGTTGAAGTCAACGTATCGTCTTGGCTTGTCGGGTACGCCTGCCGGCAATAAGCCCGTCAATATTTACGGTGTTCTCAAATTCTTGAATCCGAATAGTGTTGATCGTAGTTTTTACAGGTTTGCGGATGAGTTTTTTGTTTCTCAGTTCAATTTTTTTGCGGCGTCTCCGTATGCCAGGATTTATGGTGGCGAGAGGACTCCGGGTGCTCTCCGTGATTCCGTGGGAGACAATTGGTCTGCGATGCGGGGTAGCGAAGTTTTCGGGGATCTACCCCCCGTAAATGTTCAACGTGTCACCTGTGGAATGAGGCCTGAACAGAAGAGAATGTATCGGGAGTTCGTGGATCATCGTCTGGCGATCATGGATGGTGGGGCCAGCGTAGCCTCGTCCGCCGCCGTTCTGGACGGGAGACTCAGGCAGATCACTCTCGGACCGCTGAGAATCGTGGACGATAGTGTCGAGTTTGAGGAGCGAGGATCTTCGAAGATTGACGCTGCGCTTGATATTCTGTCTGATCTGCCGTCGGACGAGAGGGTTGTTCTGTGGTGTCACTCGCGTAAATTCATGGCGCCTATGCGGAAGCGGCTGGCCGATGCCGGTTATCAAAGCGTTGAGTTGTCCAGTGATTATCGGGATGAGTGGCGACAGTTTTTGGAGCCTAATGGGCCGCGGTTGCTGTGTGCTGTCATTGCGGCCGCTGCTGAAGGGATTGACGGTTTGCAGAATGTTTGCAATACTGAGGTTTGGTTGAGTGAGGATAATAGTGTGATTTTGAATTTGCAGGCGTCTGCTCGTTTGAATCGTAAAGGGCAGACAAAGAGAGTGAATCGTTTTCTTTTGCAGTGTGAGAATACTGTTGACGTGACGGCTGTGGAGCCTAGGTTGGCAGCAGGGTATGAGCGTCTGCGTGAGAGCGGCCTCATATGAGCTGTGATAGACGTCACGCCCACGTGGGTTGCGTACCCACCACCGCGCGCCTATGGTAGATGCCATGAAAACGAAAACACGCAGCAGCTCGAATATTCGTCTAGTGCGACGCCGCATGACAGGCACTATCAGAAACATTCTCGTATCCGACGACACCGAGCTGGTCGGCAGGAATTTCCTGATCGTCGCCCCAGTGCACGATGGACACTCAGACGTCAATGTCATCCACGTCACGGCGGACAACATTAGCATTGTGCGCGGCATGGCCATCAATAACAATCTCGACATTTACGAACTCATCACAGAGGAGGGGTGAAAAACATTATGCGCATCACACAGGCCACCACGATTGACGAAATCGCCGGCCGCACAATCATCCTGAAATGGCCCACACAGTTCGGCGTCAAGACAATGCAACTGCACGTACCCAGCATTCGATCAGAGAACATCTGGCGGATCCAATGCTATGCGGCCGTCATTTCCACAGCTATGGAGGAGCGGCCCGGCCTCACAGCAAGCATCGTCGAATAGCACACACCATAACCAACATTACAAGGAAGAGAGAGCAAAACGCTAATGGGCGTCTACCTAGTATGGGAATCGTCGCAGAAAGGCGACTACCGGGTCTATTCGAATCTTGAACAGGCCGCAATGCGAGCAGAAGAGCTGGGCGGCACGGTCTATGAAATCATGCCCGCCGGCGACGCAAGACTCTTCTTCATTGAAGACATTGCGAGCGGAGACATCGAAGTCCACCGCGACGTCAGGCTCGCCGCTATCGCCGCAATTCAGGAAGGGGGGAAATTTGAATTTGAGCCCGGCCGCAGCACTAGCGGTCAGTAATGTTTTCGCCCCAACCGAACGCGATAAACAAACGCGCATCGGTGTGAGCGAGATCGGGGACGATTGTGAACGCTGTATCGCGGATAAGCTTCTCGGGATCCCGCACGATACGGAAAACACTGGCGCACCGTTGGCGCCTTTCCTGGGCACCGCGTTTCATGCTTTCGCGGAATCACGCACAAAAAACGAACTGAATATTCTAGTGGAACAGAGAGTAGAGGTATGTGATCTTGAAGACTATGGGCGTATTTCTGGGAGTGTGGATCGTTTCGATATTGCGGCGGCGACGGTCCTAGACTGGAAGCTACTCTCACGGAAAAAGATTTCCGCATTCCGGAAGAGTATCAAATGGGACAGTGGTCTACCGCGATTCGCTAACACGGCGGCAGGTAGCCAATTTCGTAAATACTACATTCAAATCATGCTTTACGGGTATGGTCTCACGCAGCTCGGACACGAGGTAGCCCACTGCTCCATCGTCGCTCTTCCAAGGGACTGCAGCGTAGAGATAGTGCCGGACAGTATTTGTGAGTTCTCTTTCCCGTGGCGGCAGGATGTCGCGCTCGCGGCTCTGAAGAGACTCCAAAACATTTGGGAGAGAGCAAGGTCACATGATGGTGAGGTTGACAGTCTCCAATCATCCCCTCTATGTTGGTACTGCTCGCATGAGCGCCACACAGAAACATTCAAAAACTACACTATCAACGGTTAGGAGGTGAACATATCATGACTTTCGAGGATACTCTTGCCCGTCTCGGAATGACGGTCGTGAACCCGGAACAGAACAACCATTTCAACATGCTTATTCACGGCGTGAGTGGCGTCGGCAAAACATCGCTCGCAGCCACAGCATCACAGGTGGACGACATGTCGCCCGTCCTGTACGTTGATTTCGAATCCGGCACACTCCCAGTGCGGGATTGGGGGAATCTGCAGAATATTACTGTCGTGCATTGCGACAAGTGGATTGATTGCGCCAATCTTTGCGATAACATTGCGCGTAACCTTGCAGAATTCCCCTATAAGACTGTCGTGTTTGACACGTTGGACAAGTGCCAGGAGCTCATCCTGTCCCACTATGAGGCCGTGTCGAATGACACGTGGACGAAATGGCGAGCAGTGTACGATTCCCTGTTGAAGGCGATCAGCGTATTCCTGGACGCCCCCGACATTTCATTCGTTGCTATCACGCATTCCGCACGCGAAAGCAATGAAGTCACTGGAGAAACGTTCATCGCCCCTTCCTTCGAGGGGCAGAAATCCGGGCAGCGCATCCCCGCCCTGTTCAATTTCGTCGGCTACATGGAATGGGCGAACGTGGACAATGGGGACGGGGAAGAAATCACCGTGCCAGTACTGTACACTCGCAAACCGAACGTTGTGACAAAGCAACAGGCGCTCGGGTTCCCGCCAGCAATGGGGAATCCTAGCATGACCAAGATTCACAATTACATCACTAGCCACTAACCAAAACATAGGAAGAGAGAGAAACTATTATGGCTAAGATCACTGTTACCGCTGACCGTGGTGTCTCCGTTGAGACTCTCGCTATCGCCGCCAACGCGATCAGGGAAGCACTCCGCAGCAAGCCCGCCGACAGCAATAACTGACCCCCCGCAATTCTCTTACCCCATCTCATAGGAGCACAATAATTATGGCAACTGGCTTCAACTTCGGCACCGACCTCTCATCCCTGGAAGTCGCCACCGGCGGTGGCAATTTCGAGCCGCCCAAGCCCGGAAAGCACTCAGCATTCATCACTAAGGCTGAAATGACCACGTCCAAGAGCGGGCGGCCGATGCTCGTCACCGATTGGATGATCGACGGCGACGACGAGGACGCCGGAAAGGCCCTCACCGACCGCACCGTTTTCACTATCAACAAGAACGGAAAAACCTACATCCACTTCAACATTCCGAAGTATTTCAGCGCCGCTGGTCTCTGGCCGGCCGACGCCAGGGAGCGGGCCGACCTCCTCTCGCCGCAGAAGATCGACGCGACCGTGAAGAAAGTGTGCGAGAATCTGGAGGGCGCTCACGCAACGTTGGTGACGCGAATGAGCAAGCCCAGGCCTCGTTTGGACGATTATGGTCGCCCCGCATACGAGCAGGACGAGAACGGGATCACGGTCCTCGGCGAGGACGGCGCCCCGAAGCCCGCTTTCTGGCCTTCAAGGGCAGAGATCTCTTCCATTGATTTCGAGGCCAAAAAGGATACTTCGAACGCATGGTCGGTAGTCTTCTGACACGCACGGTCGCATGATTTGAATAGCGGGGGCAACGTAAGTGCTGCCCCCGCTATTCAATCGAGAAGAGAGAAACACAAATGATGCAACCATCATACAAGCTGTACAGGCTAGCCGCTAATAGGCTGGAGCGGCTTCAAACGAGTGTCCCCAGCGGGGAGTTCCTTTTTCCTTCCGTGGATGCTGCCCTGGAATGGTGCTTTACCTATTTGGAGATTCCCGAGGATAAGAAATGGCGTTTCGTGCGCCCCGATATTACCAAGCCAATCGCCCCATGCAATCTTGACGTGGCGCTAGATCATACGCCGGACATGCCGTATTTGCGCTACCATCGCAAAGCAAATGAGACGCTCATGCCGAGCCGTTCCTACAACGATATTCGCCTTAATATTTGGGCGTGGCGAGAGGAGAACGGTGTAGATAATTTTGAGTTCGACGGCATGATGTCAGCTATCGAATGGTGCTATAACGAATTCAACCCATCGGTTGTGTTTGAATGGGAGTTCGCGACTGAAAACGGAGTGTTTCGCCCCGGTGAAATTTCTGTCATACGAACCAAGATAAGAAAGAAAGGTCGCAATCGCCGTATTCTTCATCCGGTCAAGCCAGTGAACAAAAACTTGACCGGGGAGGAGCCGGAAATGGTGGGACGCCGCTTCCGACAGTGGGAAGTTACGTCCCCTGAGTACAGGTTCATGAGCGATCATCATAAGTATTTTCATATGCGTTGTGTGAATTGCGGGGAAGAGAGGTGGATTCGTGTCTCGCGTTTCAGCGGCGGCGAACCTGTGAATTGCCCATGCACTAGCTCATCGCTTCGCATGTACAAGGAACTACCGAAATGGCTCACCCCTTCACTCATGCGACGTATTTATGACCTGAAAAGATATATACCGAAGGAAGACTTCCATTTCGATTCCCCACAGGATTGCGCAATATGGTGCTATAAGAATCTGCCTTTCCCGGACGACCCGGATACGCCGTGGATTCTGAAAAAGGGACGCGGTAAGCCGATGACGCCGGACACGCTATGGCTCAAGGTAGACGGAGTACGTTCGGACACGGTGAAAAATATTGCTACCGTGAACAAGTCGCGGCGAAGCCTGCGAAAGAATAAGGGGGGAGAAAAGATATGATGCAGCGGGTGATGGCCGTTGACCCTGGCAAGTCAACAGGAATCGTCATCGGAGACTTCCACGACGACCACGAATTCTCAATTATTCATGTTCAACAATTCAAGTATGAGCATTGGACGGCCAGCGTCTACGACATTCTGGGCACACGAAACGAATTCGCTCCAGACATTATCGTATGCGAACAGTTCGACCTTCGACCAGGCAACAATTTTCTCGCAGACCTCACCCCAGTAAAAATCAACGCCGTACTGGAATGGGAGTTCGGGGATATTGTGTGGCAGACTCCCGCAATGGCAAAGACCACCATGCCCGACCATGTTTTGAAGTCTCTTGGTTTTTGGCCCACAGGAACCGACGTAAGCCAGCCCGATGCGGACGACGCACGTGATGCGGGGCGTCATCTTTTCCTGTGGGCAGTCACTAAACGCCACGACGAGGACGTGATCGCCCGCATCATCGGGAACGACGTGGAGCGAAGATGAATGTTTCACGTGAAACATAGAGCATGTTTCACGTGAAACATTACTGCCCCCCCACCGAACATGCGGTAGGGGGGCAGTAATGTTCTATGAAAGGCGGAGGTCAGGCGACCTTGTCCTCAGTGGCCTCACTCTCACCGGCGGCGTGACGGCCAGCGGCCGCGCCAGGGCGAGTGTGATACGTAGCCAGCGCCAGAGTCAGAGCGCCAACAATCTGGGTAGCAGCGTCAGCATACTGAGACGCCTGATCTGCAGAAATAACATTGAACGCCGCAAAAACGCCGAGAACAGCGGTGAGAAGAGCGTAAAGCGCCTTGCGGACCTCAGGAGTAAACATATTTATGAATCACCTCATAGATTCCGGAATTTGAGGCTCAGTAGGGATTGAGTCCTCTTTATCAGATGGTATCAGAATTTTCAGGGACCGTCCCCAATCGATAACAGTGTGCGCGAAAGAGACAGCCTCCCACCATTTCACTTCAGCCCGTCGGCGGCCGTCTTCCGCCAGGTCTGCAGCTCTTTCGGCTGCCGCAAGACTGGTCTCCAGGGCAGTCACTCTCTCAGAAAGAGATCGGACGGTAATGTCCAGGATTGAGATCTGTTCCTGGTCTCTCGCGTTTTTGCGTTGCGTAATGTTCGAGAATATTGTGCCAGTGAGGGCAGCCAAAGCTACTAGGGTGGCGTCGGAGAGAACATCGTTCAGGAAATGAGGCACCATGTATCTAATGTCCTCTTTTGTTATGATTGTTTTGGCAGGGCTGCAATAGGAATTATATAACATTCCCCGCCTAGCAACGATGATTGCTAGGCGGGGAATGTTACGATTCAATCACTTCCTATGGAAGCCCGGGTGATAGCCGACAGTCCGCATGAACCGGACAGTGCGCACGCTGGCCCAAAGAAAGAGTGTACCGACACACCACAAAGAATCGCGAGTCACATTCATAGTGCCATTGGAGAAATCTTCGTACACCATGAGTGCGGTGTTTGCCGTCACCATGACGGCCGCAAAAATAGTAGCAACATAAAGCGACTTAGTCACCCTAATTTTCACCTTCATTGGATGGATTGTATACCATCGCCCTCATGCCGATTCCCAGAGCATGTCGGATTAATGCGTGTAGGAAAACATGAGGGCGATGGTATTCTCTTATTGCACCGTCGGAACGCGTAGGAAAATATTTGTGTATTAACCTGATAAGCGGTACGCAGGAAAGTATAGCACACAACAAAAGCAAGTCTCCGAACGATCTTTCATTGACCGTCCGGAGACTTGCTCTACCACTACCACAGAAGATCACGGAGAGGGAAGAGAGTGAAGCTCCCCGCATGTCACATCTATCATGGCACGGCACTCAGCATAATGCTAACCAAACATGCCATGATAGAAACACCAACATGTCGTGTCAGGAATTCTGCTCCGGGGCAGGAGACTCCGGAGCAGGAGTGGGAGACTCCACGACACCATCATGCGCCTGCAAAGACGACGGCGTCGACACGGCCTTACGAATCTCATTCACAGCACCATAAATCGCACCCGCCTCACGAACATTCTCCTGACCCGGAGTCACAGAATGCAGAATCTGATCCACGGACGCATGAATAGACTTAACCTCCTCATAGGTGGCCTTAGCGTACCAATTCATGTCGCCCGCAAAGTGATCCCCCGCCTTTCCGCTACGGAAAAGATCGCGAATCTCCCTGAGCAGATCAACGCCCTCGCTCATATCCCAAAATTCCTCTCCGGCACCCCCGGCGGGGCGGCCATAATCATACCAAGACTTGCAACGATTACTGAAAAGAATCCCATAAGACTCATACGCGTCATACGGATTCCCTGAATTATACCGCGACCCAACACGCTTCAAGGCCTCATAAGAATCGCCTTCGGCGTTGATAAGGTCACGAAGAATACGGCAGCCGACCTCAGCCGACTTCTCCGGCATCCACCACTCACGATCCGGGTCATCAAAGAAATAGCCCGGATACGTGATCTGCAACGGGCCAACTCCGTTCGAGTTTTCGCCGTTTCGAATTGCCGCAAGGAACTCGCGGAAATTCTCCTCGGTTACTTCCTCGCCGTGCGGGCCGGCGCCACCGGCGTCGTGCCCGTAAATGTTCGCACCACGCTCGCCGGTTTCCATCCACAGGCACGCCAGGGCGGCCCACCACGGGCAATTCTCCGCATCGGCGGCCCTGAGAACGGCCTCCTGGATTGAAGAAAGGCGGTATGAGCCGACGGCCTCATGCCCGTTATCGGAATCGGTCCGCTTTCCGAAGCGGATGCATGTGGACCACGAGGCCGCGACGGTCATCGGGTGACTACTGTACCGGACTACGTGTGTTTCGTAGCCGGTCTGGTCCCCCATCTGACCTTCCGAGATTTCGCCATTCTCGTTAATCCACGCCTCAGCGAGAAGCGGATCACCGGCGTTGAATGATCCATCGTTTTCGCGCACGCACATCGCGACATGTCCGCCGTCTCCAGTGGTCTTCAGGACCATGTCGCCGACCTGGAATCCGCCTGACGGCGTGGACCCGTACCATGTGTCCCCGATATCCATGAAACCGCGATTTGCGGCCAAGGAATTCAGGGTTTCGGTCCATGTTTCGCCGGTCCGCGGGAACATGATCGGGTCGTCCCAGCCTGTTCCCCAAACATTGTGGAATGCAATATTGTAGGCGCCCGCTACGCCGCTACTGCAGTCCATATCGCCAGGCCCTGTTTTCCAGCCGGCATCATTGGAATTCCAGTAGCAGGTCCACCGGTTATCCTGGGCATATCCGGTGCCCCCATAGTCGCCTGTGGTGCACCAATATTTCATTTCCGACGCAGCGTATTCTGTGACGGAATCTGCCAATTTTGCACCGCCTTTCGTAAAGGTTTTCGGTGGCTTTAATTTTATCATGAGCACCTGGGTGCATCCGTAACGTATATAGGTACGTGCGCGCGCATACCACATGCGCCCCGCGTCTGTCAATACCTAACACAACATTGGTTTGTGGGATGGGCCACCGTCCACGTGGGTTGACCCATGGCGCACGGGAGAGCATGATTGAGTCATCGGCAGGGAAGACAAGCCACCCAGCCAGAGACAGAGAGGACAAGACAATGACCACCACCGTTGAGAACATCGTCACCGACACTGACATCGCCTACGCCGTCGGCACCGCCGCCGACGCCTGGGGCGACACGGACTACTGGGTGGACGAGACCGGCGAGACCATCGGCCTCAAACGGAGCACCACCGATGGCGGTCAGGCGCTCGGACTCCACGTGTGCGAGGATGTCGTCTCCTGGGGACTCTGGCAGTACGATGTCGACGGAGTCACTCTCGTCCACGAAGGCCTTTCTGCTCTGACCGACGAGACTATCGCCTACCTGGCCGATTGGTGGCTGGAGCACTGACGCACCCATAACGGTGTTGGCCCGTCGCCGTGACGGGCCAACACCACCCACCATCACCATCACACACATTAGAAGAAAGGTTCATCATGGCACGCCGTCGCACCGGATATGGATCATGCAAGACTACAGGGGGAGCGGTATTCACCAACTTGAAGGGCACCAAGATTCACTTCCCTGCAAAAGGATACGAGAAAGGTGAGAACGAATTTCGGGGCATCCCTGTTGAGCGAGTGGTCGCCGTCGCAATTCTCACTGGCGCCGACCTCGTACAGGCCATCCCCGTTCAGCGGCCCGCACTCATCGGAAACGTCCGCAATGTTTTCGTCCCCGAATGCGCTAACACTTCCTTCCTAGTCGTCTGCACCGAAGGGAACGTCTACCGAGTTTTCGATATCAGCGAGGAAGAATTCGGGAATGCCCGCAATCTGATCAATGATCTGCGCGGGCTTCTCGGCGACCAGATCGAGTGGGTCAAATCATGAAATACCCGACAATCCACCGCATGGATGGACGCGAGGACGAGGTCCGCCGCAAGACGATCGAGTTTCAGGAGCACAAGAGGAATCGGGCGAAGAGAATCAGGAGCACACGTCACAGTAAGCGTACGAATTTCAATTACGGTGACGGCTGGACTAACCGTCTCATGGCAGAACTGAACGGAAAGTGAGGAAACATTATGTCTACTTTTTCGAGCGCCCCATCGGCCCCTACTCCCGCTCCGCCTCCGCCTGCGACTAGCGCACCTACGCCGCCGCCTCCGCCGCCTCCGCCTGCCCTGGCGCCGCCCGCATGGTCTGCGCCTCTCGGTGTGATGGCGCCGCCGCGCCCCACGAATCGTTTCGCGGCATGGCTTCGCAGGCCGAGGTCCACGGGTGAGGGCATGGCAATGGGTGCAGTCGCCCTCATCGTGGGGGTTATCGGATTGTCATTGGCGTGGCGTGCTTTTTGGTGGCTTCAGGTGTTTTTCGCCTATTTCGCTACGGTCGGCACTCTCGGTAACTGAAAGTGAACAGCTGTGGACACGGTGTTTTTGAAAACGGTTTGGCTGCACTTGCCGGACGGTGGTAAAGAGAGAATCATAGCGCAAACCGGCGGCGACAAGGGGATTGGTTTCGATTCTATTCAGGCCGGCGTAGAACGGAGACACTATTTCAAGTACAGCGACTATTCGATCACGCAGACAGAAAGAGGAGATTATGTGGTGTCACCTGTAGATGATGGGTACGAGAAGATTTACTACCCGGACGGCGTGTACGAGTATGTTTCGAAGGTAGTGCAACATAATGGGTTCTGGGAGGCGCACGTCCGCAATCCTGCTAACAAACAGCGAGTAGCATGCTGGAGTCGTCGTCGCATCTCTTTGGAGCATAAGAGCGATGGGTGGCATTGGCGGCCAATCGGCCCTTATGATGCTTATTGTGACTATGAGGTGAAATTCGCAGGCAGACTAATTAGTCTCCATGTCTCCGATGATTGTGATGCGCTCATCAGGAGGGCGAGTAGGTATTTTACTGGCGAATGGTGCATTTGGTGCGCGAACGAAGGGGGCGGGGAAACGTTTTTCACGTTCGACGAGCAGCACTATGAGTTGACCTTGTGTGATGACATTCTCTATATCACAGAGAAGAATGGCGGGGACGCCGAGGATAATGCGCAAGAGAACGAGGTAACTCACCCGTCGCACTACGCAACCCTCGATCCCGAACCCATCACCTTCATTCGGGACCGAGACTATTTGACTGGCAGTGCCCTGAAGTATATTTTCAGGGCCGGCCACAAGGATGGTGTCGACGAGAATGTTGACATGGGGAAAGCAGCATGGTATCTTCGCGAACTCGTCGCCGAGCAGGGAAGTCAGACGGTGATCGCAATTCTGCGAAACGTCCACTGGGACACCATTGACAGGCAGCTCGCCCCAGAGGATCGCGCCAGGGAGGTTCGAGACCGGCTCACAGAATTCGTGTCCGCTATTTCACATGATCACCTTAACAGCTATATTCCGAAAGCGTGAATATTATGGAGAATATTATTAATATTGCTTTCGTTGATTTGATGGAATTCAGGAAGCGGTGGGTTGCGACCGCGTTCATGCATGCCACCGACTGTGAATTCACTATCAAAAGCAATTCTGCCGATCCATCCACCACGATCCGCGAGCTTATGCGCACCGTGCGGCGTGTGCAGGAAGTAACGCTTGCTTTGCGTTCGTGGGAGGAAGGGGGAGTAACTTTTACTAGGTGCACACATTCGAATGAGATGGGCAAGTATGTGATCACTTATAGTGATTCAGCGAACGATGACGCGTACGTCTGTGCAATCATACTGTCGGAGAGCAATGAAGACACAGTAGAAATCTTCCCGGGAGAGAAGCCCGACCTTGCTCTTGAAGCCAAAGTAATCCTACGCGATAAAGGTTACACGGTCCATATGATCGAGGAAGACGAAGATGGAGGGCTGCCACAATGGCTACGCTGAGTGATTTCACTCTCCGACGCAGAATCGATTGGGGCGAACTCATTACTGACTGGCGCAAACCGTTGTCCATTCAACCGGCGTCGGTAGAAGTGCGACTAGACGAGAACATTATCGCCTACCGTCATGGTGACGAGAACATCACTATCGACGAGAATGGTTACGAATTGTTGCCGGGTGAGTTTATTCTCGCGTCCACCCAAGAGAAAGTCAGCGTGCCTGCCGATCTAGTGGCCAGGGTGGAAGGCAAGTCATCGTGGGCGCGCCGCGGAATTCTCGTCCACGTGTCCGCAGGATACATTGACCCGGGATTCCAGGGAAACGTGACCCTGGAGATCGCCAACCTGCACTCCACCAAGCCCGCCCTCCTTTTCCCTGGGGACAGGATTGCGCAGATCGCTTTCGAGGACTTGGATAGGCCCGCCAGCATGCCGTACGGCACCCATGGATTGGGCTCGCATTATCAGGGACAGGCCGGTGTTACGCCGTCTGCTCGGGAGGTGGAATAATGAGTAAGATTGATCGCCAGGAAATCGCGTTGACTATCGCCAGGGAATTGCAGGACACTATCATATCGCCCCGCATTTCCGACCACACAGGAGTCACCGTTATCGATTCCTCATCGGGGAAGATCGAGGTCACCGATGACGGCGTTGCGGTGACGACGAAGCGCGGCGTCTCAGCAGGATGGACTCACAGGGATTCATGTAGCCCGGAGCATTCTGCAATGCGCTGCAACCTACTTTTGTGGAGCGTCTCATGACAACGAACAACCCAATGCTGGATATCGAGCACGAGATCAGCCTTACACAGTTGTGGCTTTCGAAGCCCGACGAGTGCGACATTGACGAAGCGCACATGGTTGCTCGTCTGAAGTGGCGCAACCATTATAAAGGGGTCGGGATTGACGTCACTGTAGAAAACACTGACGATGGCGCTATCAGCAAGTGGGTTATCTGGGGATGGCCATTGAACGTTGTGGGCGTTGCCCATAAAACGAGTGGCGAAAGCACATGCAATCTTGCGCGCCGTCTAGCACGGCGATGGGACAACGTAGAGTGTGACGCTACTGCCGCTCGCCAATTCAGAGAGATCAATAACGCGATTCACTCGATCCTGAACTCACCTTCGATCGACGTTCAGGATGATGCGCGCTCCGACCTCATGGGCGTCCTGGACGACATTGCTCGCGAGCACGGAGGAAACTACCAACGCCTGGGACTATAGCCGACTGTGTCGAGCATGAAAACATTCCCCCTCACCGCAGAAATCGTGGTGAGGGGGAATGTTTCACGTGAAACACTCAGGCGCCCGGCTGCGGGGCCGGAGCCGGAGTTGCTTTCGCCTCCAACGCGGCAACACGCTCAGCCAAACCGAGGTAGCCGCCATGCCAAGCGACCACACGCTCCATAATCCAATCCGACGGAGGATTCTGATAAGGATTCTTCTCAGGAACCCACTGGCCGCCCTCACCCTGCACCAGCTCACCGTCGGTCACATACAAATGTGAAACGCCGAACGACGCGGCGCGATCGATTACCTGTCGGAAATTCTCTTTCGTAACCCCATGAATGACGTGCCACCACTTGGTGGACGGCTGCGCCCGCATCACATCATTCGCAATCGGGTTATTAGGGTCATTCGTCAGATACTTTGCGGCAGTGTTCTCGAAGCTCATGCACACGTCGAAATCGAGTGCGCACACGGCCTCAGTAATATTACTGCCAGGGTTAATGGCGATCGTGAAATTCTTGCCGTAGGCGCGTCGAATTTCGCCGATGAGGTCACCGTACCAGCCGACCCGCCCGGACTGGGCGCCCCAGCCGTTGATTACCTCGTCCAAGAATACTCCCTGGAAAAGACCATCGTACTGGGAGCGCAGGTTGGCGCACAACTGCATAATGTATTCGCGCGTAAACTTGTCCGGGTCCGGCACACCATTCCTAGCAGCATCATCCTTAGCGAGCGACGCCGCACCATAGCGGGTAGGAATGTACCAAAGAATCCTTTTCGCTCCGGCCGCCTGGGCACGCTGCGCCTGAGTAAGAAAATCGTTATCCTTGGCAGACCAATCGCCGGTAGAGCGATTCATGATCACGTAGCCAAGCGCATCCCCGTAGGCTAGTGTCTTGGCCCATTTCGAAATCTTCCCGGCCTGGCCCTCGTTGTAGAAATCGGGCCAGAAATACGTGACCGGGGAGTAGTAGTGTCCGCCGACCGTGAAAGGCGAGATCGCGGAGAACAGCGGGGCGACCAGCTTATCGACGCCGGCCTTAGTGTACCCAGTAACGTTTGCCATTGTGTTTTCTCACTCTCCGTAGGTCCAGGTAAGACCATCGTCACTGACGGTGATCTTGCCACCATTGTTCTGGCCGCCGCCGCCAGGATTGCCAGGATCGGGGGCAGTGCCGCCGTTCCACGCTGACAGGGAGGTCACCTGAACGTCGCCCGAGACCGGCAGCTCCGCACCTCGGACTTCACGCGCCCAAACGCCAGCGACATTCAAAACGATTGCCCATCGTCCACCATGGCTGGCGTCTACCTCTACCTCGATCCTGCCCTTGTCGTCGGCATCGCCGCGCACGGGGGCGGGGACTGTCGTAATATTGTCGGACGTGTATACGGTTTCCGGGCGGACGCTCATTGTTGCGTTGACTGTCTTGCCGGCCGCATTCACGACCGTAGCTATGACCTTAGTCATATTATTATCACCTTTCCTGAAACAATAGTGAACTATTTTACAGATTACAGGTCAACGCGAGTCGCACCAAGCGTAGCCACCGTAAACACGGTCCCCGGGAAAACACCGCCATCGTAATGCCAGTACGGGTCAGCACCATAGCTGCCCGCCGTAGTATAAGCAACCCTATGGGAACCGGCCTCCACGGAAAGGCGCCACTGCATATGGTGCGTCATAAACGTGCGATTGTACTGAATCTCAGTCTGCCAAATGCCACGATTGTCAAGCTTGAACCCGAAGAAATACGAGCCGACCGCCTTATCCTTCTCCTCCTCGGAATGATAATCCTCATGCGCAATGCTCACACACACGTCAAGCGAAAACTCCATGAGACTCTTGATCGGCAGAGTGACGATACCGTCACCCCACGTATAAGTGGCATGATCCGACGTCGGACGGCCGCGCCCGTTCGTGTTATCACGGTGCCGGTAAAGCACGCCACTAAAGCTGTTAGCCGGATTAATGTTGAACGACCCGTCACCGGCCTTAGAGCCGTCGGCCGTGTACAGAATATCGTCGATAATGAAGACGGCGGGGCGCGCTTTCGATACCGCCCCGGACGGTGCAGCCGCCAACATGACCCGTGCTGCGGCCACTGACGCCGCCGGCATAACCCTACCGGCGGAATCATCATACGCGTCCCAGGCCTCAATAAGATTATCGTCTACTGTAGGGACGATTCCGCCGGTCCACCTGGTGTTAGGCATATTGTTTTCTCCTAAAAATATTGTCACACATTCTTCAGTAGGTGAGCCAGCTAATCGTCATCTCGCCCCAATCCATAATTGTACCCTCGTCAATATTCTGATACGTATAAAGCGCAATCCGATCCCCGACGTTCAAACGCCTAACACCCGTCACCTGCAACGCAGTCCACAGACCATGGTTCAACGCAGCATACATGTAAACGCCGCGCTCAACATCATTGGTGCGGGCAACCCTCGTGCCGCCCACATATCCGGCCCATGATGACCTGTACCATGTTGTGCCGTCTAGGCGGTAGAGCCCGCTCTGCGGAATAATAATTTCGACGCCGTCTACCTGCATTCCGCCGCGAACGATCTTTTCCTGCGACCCGACCGGAACCTCCGTCCATTTGTCTTTCACAGTCCACAGGTGAGCGTTGTTTGTTGCCATGTGGGCGAACGGCGGCTCCGTGAAAGTACGCCAAGACGACGCGTGAGGCGAAGCCGACCCTGGCGGGTCATAGGACACGCCATTCGTGTCCATGATAAGCTCGCCGCCCTGACGGTCGGTGATCTGTATTTTCGCCACACCCTCGTCGTCGCGGAAAACATGAAGCCCGGAGGAGCGGCTCATTTTCCATGACACGTACATGGAATAAATGATTCCGAGCGTCATTCCCGGCGTGAAAACATCGTTCGTGCGTGCACTAATGTAGAAAGGCGTGTCCGTGTCTTGAATCCACGCTCCGTCGGGGAGCGTGAAATCAAATCTTATTTTCTGCCCAGCCGTCGCCTGCTCGTCAACAGAAATGATCCTATTCTTACCAATGTTAATGGTGAGAATCGCGCGGCCGTTCCATGACGGGGTGAAAAGAATATACCCCTCAACCTTGCCGACACCCTCGCCGGCAATACCATATGTTTTTGGTTTCGCAACAGCAATGTCATAGATCGCCATCTGCGCACCATCGTTACGATTGGGACGATCCCTATCCGTCAAAACGAACCGTGTGCCGCCCTCCATCTCCTCCACGGTCGCGATTTTGGGAGACCAGATAGACTCCCAGAACCCGTACTCGCTGCCGAGGCCGAATCTAATATTCTTCTCGCCCGACGTCGGCTCAGTATCAACAAGCGAAAGCTCCCCACCAATAAGCCTATTACCGATAAGATCGCCGGTTACTTTGGCTGCGTTGAATGTCGCGTTTCCAGCGGTCAACATTTCCGTAGTGACAGACGCGAACGCCGCGATCTTAGCCCACAGTTCCCCAGACGCGTAAATGTTGCGAGCGGACACGGAACCGTCAGCGAGCGAGACGTTCCCCACGGACGAGGGGACGAGAATGCTGCCGGCAACCATTGTTCTGGTCACCCACTGTGTACCGTCCCAGATACGCACGTCGGTAATGTGCCCGGCATTGTCGGTGACATACCAAATCAGCCCTGTGACAGGATTCTCGGGCGCGGTCTGGGCCACTACAGGCGGCCGGTTAGCTTCCGCAATCTGCACCGCCTTTTCTGCATCCTTTGCCGCCTTGTTAGCGGCACCTTCGGCCTTGTTTGCTCGGTCTCGAATGGCGTCGGCTTCCTTGAAGGCGCGTTCGGCGTCTTTTGCTGCCTGGCTAAGCATTTTGCCAGTGTGCCCGAGGTTCTCTACCTTCGCACCGGAAGGCGGTTCGGCAATAGGGTCACTGATCTTGACTACGCGGCCGGATGAATCAATGATGACGAGTACGCGAGCGCCTATCCATGTGGCAATCCCATCGGATTCACCAACCGCATGCGACGTTGGATTACTATAGGGGATACCTACCTCCACCCAGCCGGACGGGAGCGTACTGTCGGTGGCGGACGTGCCAGTGATTTTCCCGTACGTCCATGACACTGAGGATTGCTGAACAATAACATTGTTATTGTTGCGGCCGCCGCCATTTCGTGGCGCCGTGTCAAGCAATAGTGACGGTCTGACCATGATGCCCCGTTTATTCTCCCAGTACCTCTATGTCCACCCTCATTGTAGCGGACGGATCGGACAACGGAAGACTGTAGGCGGAAACGCGGCCTGCAATATGCTCCCCCTGCTCGGTAATCGCACCGACAATATCCCCGACCTCGATACGGGCATCCGGGATAATCGTCAGAGAACGGGAAGAGCGGGAGGAAATGTCCTGAATCATATACGTGTCCGCGGCCTCGGATACTTCTCTCGCCGAGCTTGCGGCACTGAATTCTTTGTGCGAAGTAACCCAACCATAGCCGGCCGGCTCGTACGGCGGGTCAGTGATTTCACGTTCCGCGGTCCATCGCTCCTCTTGCTCACCCTGAGCCCGCTGTTGCTTACTGCCAGTAACATACCAACGGTTCGGACGACGGCCGCCTGACCTCGGGGCACGCGGGGCCTCCAAAAGGAAGCCGGACTCGTACGTGTAAATCTCGTCAGGCGCCGTCTTGTCGCGGAGTTTGAAAATGTGCAGCATTCCATCGGCTCCGCTACGAATACCACAGCCACGGGATTCGACGAGTTTATAGATTGATTCGATCCGAGAGTTTCCCCATTGCGTGGTACGCGGGATAGGCGCATCCCAAACGTCGTCCTCCAACTTTACGCGCACATACTCGGCGAGCTCGTTGGCTTCGGAGAGCAGAGTGGCGCCAGCGCCAGGGGAGGACGGCCACGGCCTCGGATTATCGGCAAGAATCTGCGTCAAATCCTTACAGGAAACGTTCACCTTCTCTTTCGACACGGACCATTCCACGTTGACGAATTCGCCGAGCGGAATTTCCCAGTAGTCGCCGCGCCGATTCTCATAAAGCGCAGTCACCATGGAACGCTGTCCGAAATTGTTGAGCGCGTCCAACGGCCATTCCGGGACCCAAGACATTGGGCAAGAATAAGACAATGCGCCCGGAACCTGGCGGTTCGTCGAGGACCACTCGACCTTTACTTCGGAGGCGGGAATCCCGGTTTTGAGGACTTCGCCGCCGCGAATGATATCGATTCTTGCGCCGATGCTGAGGCCGTCTGAAAGGGCGGCCAGCGTGGGGCCGTTTCTCATGGCATTCCCGCAATCATTTTGCAAATCTCAATATATGTGCGTGATTTCCAGACTTTGTCGACTTCACGCCATTCACCCCAGGTTACACAGGGTGCTGCTCCCCAGCCGGCGTGAGGGCCGACAAGCATTGGTGAATCTTCTGGGAGCTCATGCCATTTTACATTCCACCGGATAATACCGTCTCCTGTGATCCTGGCACTGTCAATTTTGTCTACGGTGATGAATCGTGATGGGAGAACGTCGGCGGGGGCGCCGGGTGTAAGAATGAGAGGCTCTCGCTTCTGCAGAATCTCCCAAACATTGTTAACATGGGACGGGTCGTCTAGGACGAATTGGCCGCCTCCTGTGCGAGCCACTTCTAGCATCGGCCACCTGGCGATAAGTGAGTTATATCTCGAAATCGGGGAGGACCATTCTCTTTTGTCCTGGGCCTCCTCCCAGATGAGGCCCGGTACGGTGCGGCCGTTGAGGCCGCTCACCATGCCGCGCCACCACTCCACCTCAGGGCGAGTCAGCGTGACCGAGGAGTCTCCCTGAGTGTATTTTATTGTGGTGCCCGGCACGGCGTAAGCGTCCGAGAGAATCATTGTCACCGGCTCGGTCAGCTTGGGGCCCTCGAGCTCACGAATCATTTTCGCCCTACCGGTGAGAGGTCTTTTGTCGCGAGCCATCCCAGGAACGGCGAAAAGACGGTCGCCCGCGTAGACGGGTTCCTTGCCGGTGGCCATTATTGACGGCAGCCCAGTGTGTGTAGCAATCCATCCCGTAATCGGCATTATTTCGCGCTTTCCGTCATAATGGTTTTATCGGTTCATCCGGTCGTAGTCTACTATGGCCGACGTTGCCTCTACCTGCATACGGCCGACAAGATCATTGTCCACGTCTCGAATTTCGAGCACGTCAGGGCCGAGTGCACGATTCTCCAGGAGGCTGATCAGCTTATCCATTTTCTCCCACTGGGCTGACGTGAAAACGGGCTCCGGGCGACCAGTTTTATTCTCGATCGTTGAGAGGCCGGGCTGCAGGAATCCACCGTTATCGTAGCGGAGATTCCCCGCGGACGGCCCACCATAGATCGGAACCTCACGCACAGGAATACCGAAGGTCGGGGCTTCGACCATCATCCCGTTTCCGGAGGCGATAGCAACGTGGTGGGCCGGGTAACCCCAGAACAGGAGCGTTCCGGGAACCATGGGATTACCGGGGGATGACATTGCCTGATATCCGGCCGCCGTGAGACGCGGCACGTGAATGCCCATAGCGTTGAGCGCCCAGTAGACAAGGCCGGAACAGTCGAGGCCGCCTCCTGGGGAGACGCCGCCCCAAACGTACGGTGTACCGATAGCCCGGCGCGCAGTATTCACGAGGTCGCCGGCGGCGGCACCAATAGCACCGATTCCGCCACCGAATCCGCTGACCACGGGCATGTGATCTTTAATCCAGTCACCGAGCGCGTCAATAGTTTTATCAACGCCCGCTTTTCCGGCGTCGAAGAATGGTTTTGCTCCGTCGCCGCCCCACGAATCGAGAAGCTTATGAACCGGAGCCTTGATGACAGTCTCGACGGCTCCGATCGGGTCGGAGAATATCGAGGATACTGCGTCGGCTGCGCCGGTGATCCAATTAAGGGCGGCGGACGCACCCCTTTCTACCGTTGATTTAACAGGATCCCAAATACCGCCAGGAGCGAATGCGGCATACCCCGCATCACCGCCGGGAATCCTGTCCCCGTGCGCGGCTGCACGGTTCATGGCATTCACCATTGCCGGCCCGCCGACTGCTTTAACCCATTCGGGTCGCATGATTGCTTCTCCGCCGGAAAGCGCGAGCCGGCCGCCACCGTCGGGTGATACGAAATGGTAAATGTCGCGGCCGGGAGAGTATCCGGGCAGGACACCACCGGACGCGTACCCGCCAATCGTGGGAGCCTCGGGAAGACGAAGATCAAGGGAGAGTTTCTCCATCATTCCGTTAACGAGTTTCCGCAATCCGTTATTGTAGACTGTGCCGATAACGAAGTTGACGGGTTTGGCGGCGGCTTCTTTAATTTTGTCCCACGCCGTTCTAACACCGTCTTTCATGGTGTTTGCGGCGGCCACGACCCTGTCCCAGGCGCTTGTAATTGCGGGGACGAGCGTGTTGGCAATCCAATCTTTAACGATTTGGATTTCGCCTTTCAGGGTGTTCCAGGCGGAGACGACCATGTTTTTCAGCCAGCTGGTCCACGAAACAACAGTGTTCCAGGCGGCGCTGATCGTGGTGGCTGCGCCTTGAATTATGGCGACTCCCATGGTGACCGCGGCGATGATGGACGCGAATACGAACGCAATGATTCCGCCCAAGATTTTCGCGCCGGTAGAGATTATTTCCCAGGCCACGCTAATAACGGGTGCAGCGTAGGTTTGAATCCAATTCACCACAGGCTGCATAACGGCCCAAATACCATTCCATGTCGCCGACAGGGAACCCCACATAATAGACGCCGTGTCTTTAATGGCGTTGAATGCTCCTACGACCCACGGCCATGCAATATTGTAGATCCAATCAACGACAGGCTGAATAGTGGCCCAAATACCATTCCACGCAGCCGATATGGTGCCCCAAAGGGACGAGGCCGTGTCTTTGATCGTGTTAAAAGTATCCACGACCCAGGGCCAGGCCGTGTAGTAGATCCACTCGACTACCGGCTGCATAGCCGCTTGAATGGCGGTCCACGCGGCCTGAACCGTTCCCCAAAGATTAGACGCCGCATCCTTGATCGTGCTAAAAGTATCGACTACCCATGGCCACGCCGTATAGTAGATCCACTCAACTACCGGCTGCATAGCCGCCTGAATAGCAGCCCATGCACTCTGAATATCGCCCCACATGTTAGTGGCCGTATCCTTAATCGCATTGAACGCACCTACCACCCACGGCCAAACCGTATTATAAATCCAATCCGCAACGGGCTGAATTGCAGTTTGAATGGCGGTCCAAGCGATCTGAATATCGGACCACATCATGGAGGCAGTGTCTTTAATCGCGTTGAACGCACCGACCACCATGGGCCAAATGTCATTGTAGATTTGTGTGGCGACGGGCATGATTGCCGCCCAAATAGCATCCCACGCCCACTGAATCGTAGACCAGAGCGCACTCACGCCCCAGCTGATAGCATCCCATGCCGTGGTGAGGTACAGGGCGGCAACGTTGACAATCCAATCGACGACGGGGCGGATTATGTCGCTGATCCCTTGCCAGGCTGCGACCATGCCATTCCAGACGATCATTGCGCCAGCGGAAATGCCATCCCAGGCGGCCTGAAGGTTAGGCCACGCAGTATTTACAATCCAATCAACGACAGCCTGAATAACGGGCTGCATTCCCTGCCATACGCCGACGATACCGTTCCATACCCATTGGGCGCCGGCGACGATTCCGTCCCAAGCGGCCTGGAGTGCGGGCCATGCTGTGCCGACGATCCAATCAATGACCGCCTGAATAACGGGCTGCATTCCTTGCCATACGGATACCATGACGCCCCACATCCACTGGGCGCCTGCCACGATTCCGTCCCAGGCGACTTGCATGAGAGGCCATACGTTAGCGGCGAACCAATCTGCGACGGCGCCGGCGGCCGTTTTGATTGCTTCCCAACATGAAATGACGACGTTGCGGAATGTTTCAGAGTTCTGCCATGCCACAATGATTGCCGCGACCAAGGCTGCGATAGCGATCACAACAAGTCCGATTGGGTTGGCGTCCATCGCGGCGTTGAATGCCCATTGTGCCGCGGTCGAGGCGATTGTTGCCGTCTTGTGGAGGACCATCATTGCCGTGGCCCTACCCCAAGCAACCGCCTGCATTGTGATTTGCGTCGTTGCGCGCGCGATATTTGACAGGAATTCGCCGGCGTACATGAGGTTGAGCTGCGCGGTCTCAACCACGTCCTTAACTTTCGCCACGGTCATTGCGTTAATGGCTGTGGTGACGCGCCCGGCGACACCGGCGACGCCTTCCATGTCGTTCAGCCATTGTTGCATTGAGGACATGACCATGACGGCTTTCCATGCCGTAAACGCGGCCGCGATACTGTAAACCGCCACTTTGCTATTGAGGATAGCGACGGTCAGACTTTCCATGAATTGGACGAGGGTGCTGTTCGCGATGGTGCTGAGCGCGGTAGCAATGCCGGGGACGAGTGTTCCGACGATGAATTTGCCGAGCTCGACGAAACTGTTGCGCACGTTGGTGATGTATGAGATGATTCCGGAGTCTTTGTCGAATCCGAAAATCGTCCCCGTGAAATCACCGGACATGAGCAGATCTTTAAGATTCTTCAGCGACGGGACGAGCGTTTTGTTGATCCATTCCCCCGCGGCAGCGGCAGCGTCACGCATGCGGAAAAGAAAATCAACGAAACTCGAGTCTTCCTCGAACGAGAAGATCGGGCCCGTGAAATCGCCCTTGCGGATAACGTTAAAAGCATTCGTAATGCTGGGAATGAATGAGTTACTGACCCAGTTGAATACTTTTTCGAATCCCTTGCTCATGGCGTCAAGGGATGCAGTGATCCATGGGAGTGCTTTTTCGGCGATTTCCTGCGCCCCGGTCACAAGGGTTGCTTTGAAGTTCCCCCAAGCGCCTTCCAGGGTTTTGGTGGATGTAGCAGCCTCAATGGCCACGTCCTCCATACCGAGGTCGAGGATTGCTTGGTTGAATTCTTCGGCGGTGATCTCACCTTTCTCCATGGCTTCCCGAAAATTGCCGGTGTAGGCGCCATTCTTTTTCATGGCTTCCTGCAATTTACCGGACGCGCCTGGAATCGCGTCGGAAAGCTGATTCCAATTCTCGGTGGTGAGTTTTCCGGCGCCCGCGGTCTGCGTCATGACGAGACCGACCGTTTTGAATGTTTGCGCGTTTCCGCCCGCAACAGCGTTCAGGTTACCGGCGGCCTCGGCGAGCTTATCGTAGCCCTTTACACCGTTGGATGCGAGCTGCGCGGTAATGGACTGAATATCGTCGAGCTCATAAATTGTGCGGTCTGCGTAGGAGCGTGTGCTTTTTGTGAGCGCGTTGATTTCGTCCGCACTTTTACCGGCGAATGCAAGCGTTTGCTTGAATTTGATTGTGGCGTCAGCAGCGTTGAATGCCTCTTTTGCGACGCCGCCGAACGCAACTGCAATGCCGCCGATGGCGAGTCCCCCGAGCGCGGCACCGGCGACTTTCGCTACCGACTTGAACGCCCCACCCAGACCGGATGTGATCTTTCTTTCAGCCGGCCCGGTGTCAACGTTACCGATTTCGCTATTGATACTTCGGGCGAGGCCTCGCACGGACGGGCTGATCTGAATCCATGCGGTCCCGAGATCATATCCGGCCATTGATACCTCTCCGAAATCATGTGTAGCGAAAATGGTTCACGCCAAGCAAACCGTTTTTCATGTTTGTCTTGGCGTGAACCATTTTACACTATCCGACAGAAACGCGGGTCAACGGCCGTATCGGGCAAGCCATTTCTCACCCTTGGCCTTCTGTGCTTTAGCGTGTTTACTTGATACCTTGGGGTTCCCGGTTTCCCGGTACCCTTCAGCGGGCGGTTTCGGAGCCTCGGGCCATTTGTCTTTCTTGACGCCGTTGACGGCGAGCAACGTGGTCTGGATATTGTGTGCTGACATTATTGTGGCGGCTACTTCATCGGACCAGTATCTATCTCCGCCTCGCGCCCTATCAAATGTTGACCCGGGCGGGAGCCCGCCGATGAGGGCCATTACCCGCCGGGGCGTTATTCTGCCTCGATATAGATCAAGAAGATCGGTATTGTAGTATCGTTGCAGGTCGGCTTCTATCTCCCACCCATACTCGCGGAGTAGTGGTGGGAGGATCGTCAGTTTCCCGCGCCCACCTCGGACACGATTGACTGCATAAAGTCGGTCACCGCGTCGATCGGAACACGACCGTTCTCGTCCTCCAGAGCAGAGTAGACCTCGTCCTTGTGGTCGCCCACGATGAGACGGAAAAGCGGGAACGGATTGCCTGCGTCGAGGGCCTCGAATGCGCGGAAGTCCTCCAACGCCTCGGGAGGAATATCGAATTCGATCCCCTCATAGTCCACGTGAATCGGGTCGCGCGTAGCCTCTGCCTTGGCGAGCCTGTCAGCCGGCGCCTTAGCTCCAGCGGCCTTTGCCTTGCTCTTCGTATCCTTGTCAGACATAATGGGTTGTCCTCAAAATTTGTTTTATAAAGTGGGTGGGTTGTGTTTGTTTTGGATCTTCCCCGCTATTCCGCGACAACCCATCCGAAACACGAAATAGCGGGGAAGAATCATTCATCAGGCGGGGAACAGGGCCTTGTGGTCGGAGTAGATAATGTAGTCGCCCAGCACGGAAAGGTTATACTCGTAGCCGGTGATCTCAGCCTGCTGGAAAGTGATCTCGCCGCGCTCACCGAGCTCCAGGCGCGGGAAAACAATACGAATCTGCGCGCCCACGCCAGAAACGTCGAAGAAATCGGCGACACCGCAGAGGAGCTTGACCTTACGGGATGACTTGGCGGTGATTTTCACGCCCTTGGTGGCACCACCGTCCTCGACCTTCTCACTAGTAGCGTCAAGATACCAAGAGAGGGGGGCGAGCATGGTCTCCAGGAGAGTGGCGCTGAAAGTCGTCTCCGAGGAGTCAAGGAACGTCTTGACAACGCCGTGACCCTGATGCCCCTTGATCTTGGTGACAGAGTCGTCGGACGTAAGCTTGAACCCATCCTCGCTAATCCACCCAACATTGGTGAGACCAGTCACACCGGAGAGGTCCTGGGTGAGTGACGTAACCTTCTCACCGAACTTTTCGACGTAATCACCCAGCCAGAGCGCGTCATTGTCGGACGAGAAAATGAGTGCATTGTCAGCGTTAACAGCCATTATTTGTTCACCTGTGTGCTGTAATTGTTAATGTTGCAGTCGCCCTCGCCTGAGACGTGTCCGGATCGGGCATTTCTATCGGATAGGATGATTGTACCATCACTATACCATCCTGATAGTTCGGCATAGTGTGCGCCACATTCACGGCCTCGCACGCAATTTTCATCGCCTCACCCGACGACTGCGCATAAGCATCAATCGTCTCCAACGCAGTACAAAGCGCTTTCTGCGTGACACCGGTACCCCCCGTTGAGAGGACTCGAATAAATGCGGCGGGACGGTCGGGACTTTCGGGTCTGCGGGCCACGATCGGCACACTCATGTGCGTGGACAGGAAGTCCATGAGCCGTTTCTTGATATCCGGCATCACTGGGGCACGATCATATGTGGGCGTCATTACTTGCCCCCACCCATTGTGAGGCCGATCGCACGCTCCAGCGTGTGCTCCCTCATTTGCCTGCGCATTGCGGCAATGGTGCGCGCCCTGACGTATCCGCGGGTACGATTTCCGTGCGTCGTCTCGCCCTCGAATCCGCGGCCGGCAGCGTTGGCTACGCGCCCGGTCTCTAGTGCTACGGTCCGGGCTACGTCAGGGCCGCGCAGAAGGTCGGCGACGCCATCCCTGTTGAGCTGGAATTTTACTTTCGGCATTATTCGCTTACCTTGTCTTCGTTGGCGCGAATTTGCACAACCATCCCTTTGGGGTAGGGTGAAGGGCGGCCCATGACACGGTATTCTATGCCGTCTACAATGAGATGATCTTCTGCGGTCACGTCGATTGTGGTATTCCGCCAGTAAAGGGCGGCGGGGACGGTGACGGGCATTGCCCCAGCACTGATCGGCTCAGTGGACGTGGCCGGCGCAAACACCGCGAGCGGCAGGGAAACGTTCTCCCACGGCCCCGGCACGGGGTTACCGTACTGGTCTTTCGACGCCGGGCCTCGCCTACGCCGCGTGACAGGCACATACCCTGAAAGCATTACGGTTCCTGCCCGCTAATCGCGTTAATATCCTCGATCAGCTGATCCGTAGCGGACCGTACATCATAATCCTGTAGGAGGTCTACCTCGAACGCTCCGCCTGAGCCTCCGAGGGCGTCTTTTTCCTCGCGTTTCAGGAAGAGGCCGCCTTCAGGATTCTGATACGTGAACTGGTCGGAGAACGGCCCGGTCGTGTGTGATTCTGATGCGATGATCCCGTGGGGTTCGGAGTAGATTCCGCCGCCGCTGTCTGTGACGCCGCCGATAACATCGCCGCCCTGCATTGCGCGACGCACCACAGCACATGCTACACGCTTCCGCGTGCGAGGCGTGGCGGATTCCCAGCGGGGGCATTTCGACACGATGAGATCGGTGGCGTCGGCGAGGAGTACGTCGGCGCGGATACGCTCATTGTCCGAGAGTGCCCGCCACCGAGCTTCCAGATCTTCGACTGTGGCGAACGGAATAATGTCGTCAGGAATCACTTGACCGACTTTCTGGGGCGGCCTCGCCTTCCGACGAGGGGGGCAGGTGACGGCGGGGCAGTGCGAGAGGAGGAGGAGGAGGGCTCGTCTGCCCCGCCGTCGTCATCATTCCCGGGGGTGATTTCGAAGTATTCGTCTCCGAGCGTCACATTGTGGTCGTCTGCGAGATGGATCACGATGTCGTGGTCTCGGTGCTTGTAGTGTCGCATTTCTGAAAACTCACCTGGGAAAAGTTTTGTTTTGGATGGGTTGTGTTATTTTTTCTTTATGGCGATTTTATCAGGCGCCGGCCTTGGTCTTAATCGTCGCGAACTTGTCCGGGAAAACGTACCAGGCGTACAGAATCTCGAGACGCAGAGCAATCTGGTTGCGCCGTTTCAGGTCACCCTGACCGTCCGGGTCACCGAAACGGATGATCTCAAGCGGCAGAGAACGCTGAATTCCCCACCGAATGCCGTCGACAAAGTCACCGACAATGCCCTCGACATTGGTAGCGACGGTCGCCTCGGGCTTGCCAGCAACCGTGTTTCCAGCGGCGGCCGGAAGTCCCATGAAATTGTCAATGTCGACACCGAGGCCGATCTGCGGGTAACGCGGCGTACCCGAAGGTGACCCGTCAGCATTCTTGGTCTGGAGACTACCGAGCGCCCAAACCGCGGACGGGGCAAGCGCGAGACCGGTCGGAGTAATTGGCGCGGCATTGTCGTTAATGAGCAGCCCAGCGGCCTGACGGATCGCCTGATCCATCTCCGTAGTGCCAATCTCGACATTCTTGGTGGTGGAGGTCAGGTAGTTGGTCCACGCGTCAATAACGGCACCGGTCAAAGGGTTAACACGGTGGTAAAGGCCAAGGTCGAGGGCCCGGGAAAGCGCCTCACTACCTTTCTGCGCGAGCTGGTTGAGGACGTCCAGCTGATAGTCCTCATCGGCCCACTGGACCTCCTCGTTGAAACGCATAGTGACCTGCGCCTTGTGCGGCTTAGCAGTCACGTAACCGAATTCACCGTAGGTGGGCGCCTTTTCGGCGCCCTCGTCAACGAACTCGGCGCGAGGGAAATTATCGAACGTGATAATGTCCACGTCGCCGAAGGTCATGGGAATTCCGCCGTTGAGCTTGGCAACGGTGGAGAGAGTCTGGGTGCGAGTGATGATCCCGTCGGCGATCTGCCGAGGCATGAGGACCTTTGCCTTGCCTGAATCAAACACGGCCATTATGGTTGTTTCCGTTTCTTTCTAGTGTTTTACTTTTTGGAATTGCGGCTGTACTTGTGTCAGTCGCCGGCGAAAACGTTCCGAGCGAATTCTGCGAGATTGCCGCCGTCATTGTCAGGCGTGGCTCCGGCCTGGGGTACCACGGGGGCGACGGACGGTTTAGCGTCGTGCAGTGCCTTGGCGATTGCGGCAGCATGAGCGTTGATTTCGTCCTCAGTGGTTCCTCGGATCAAATCGGCGCTGATGCCGTGCTCTGCGGCCGCGTTGGCGGACCATTCCCTGACTTTGGCGGCGGTTTCGAAGTCTGCCACCTTGGCCTTTAGGGCTTCGATTGTGGCGTCTTTGTCGCCGATGGCCTTGGCGAGCTCATCTCGTTCGTTGGCGGCGCGCCTGTTCTCTTTGGCGCGATTCTCCCACTTTCGGGACTCGCTCTTCCAATCGATTTCAGGCTTACTAGCGGCATTGTCCTCATTCTTGGGGGCATTGTCGCTGTTAGTGGCACTGTTATCGGCTGGCGTGTCGCTTGCGGCGTTATCGCTCATTGGGCGTTTCCTATATTTTGACCGTGCGGTTATTGTGATATTTTCAGGCAACTATTCCGGGCTTTGCAGCCGTCCTTCAGTGGCCTTTGTTTATGTATTGTAGCACAATCATTCAATCGGCCGGGTACGCCATTCTGCAAGCTCCTCCTGGTGTGTGTCTATCCACGAGGAAACGAGCTCACGGTGACGTTCACGGCCTTTTTCAGTTTTGTGTCTGGCTGCGAGCGCGTATGCTTTCGCCGGCACTTCCCGAGATGTGGGGTCCCATGCGGGAACTGCGACACATTTACAATTGTCATGCGCCCCGAATGATGCGGTCCCCTGTGAACGGTAGTAGCATTCGTTCATTGTGAGCATGACGCAGAAATTGCATGCTTGCGGGTTACGTGTTCGTCTTTCCCATCCCATTGCTTCCGGGTCGGCCCATGTCATGTCTGCGATTTGTGAGCGGGCTCCGTCGCTGACGTATCGGATGAGCGCCCCTGTCAAATATGATAGGGCGATGTCTGGGTTTCCTGCGTATAGTGCGCCCGCGCTGAATCTGACACTGTCGTCTATTTCGCCCTGTGGAGTGAGTGATGTTTGTACTGTGGGTGCGTCGCCGGGAATGTCCTGGTCTAGGCGCATGTCTCGGTACCATTCGTCGGCGATTGCGGCGGCCGCACTGCCGTATTGGTCTACGAGGGCGGGCATGATTTCGAGCAGAAGATCGCGCGCTTGTTCGGGGCGCTGTCTAGCGGCGCGGGACCATAGTGTGTGTAGATCATTTTGGGCGAGTGTGACGAGCGAGTCTACCGCTCGCCCGTATGCCCCAATTTCTGCGGTTGACAGCATAATAAGTGTTAGTTTATTGGTGTTTTGGTGCCGCCGGGCAGTTTGATGTTGCGCTTAACTCGGTTCCTTGTATTGGGTGTGTTATTAATGCTCAGGTTGCTGCCACTACCGTTACTTCCATTATTGTTGGTGACATTGTTGGCGTTGTCACCATCATCGCCGTCACCATTGTTGGCTGCGTCACCATTTCCGGTGTTCTCGCCGTTCTCGTCCACAGCGTTCCCGTTATTCGTGGCAGCGAGAGCACGATCAAGCAATGACACCGCATTCTTCTTGCGGTTCTCGGCGTTAATGTCTGCGAGATCATCCTCGGTGAGTCCAGCACGCCGCATGAGAGTCTGCGACTCCTGCAGCGACGGGAACGCAGACACCATTTTGACGGCGAAATCGGCGGCAGACGACGGCGAGGAATAGCGGGCGGGGGTCCACTTCACCGAGGTCTTCCACGACTCGGCGGGCGGCTCGTCGAGCTTGTCCCTGACCATAATAATGTTCTGCAGTGTACGCCGCAATGGTGCGGTGAAAATGCGCCACTGATACTCGGCTTCGTCCGCGAGCCCTGCCTCGGCCGCCTGCATTGCCTCGGCCGAGGCAGGGTTCTCCGCGAATACCCCAATAGCGGACTGAGGCAAATTTGTGGCCGCGCACAAATTCTGCGCCAGCTGACGGTACATTTCCAGGTGCGGGCTCATGGTCATTTGTGAGAATTGCCCAACCGACGGAATGTCACCATTTTCGTTCGGCTCCAGCACTTGGACTCGGGCCATGATTGCGGACCACCTGTCTTGGCCGGCGAAATCTGCTCTTTCCGCACCGAGCACGTACCGTTGCGGCGAGGAGAAGAATTCGGCGGAGGTTTCTGCGCGGACCATCGTCCTCACCGCCGCGTCCGTGAGATATCTCACCTCGCGGGTGATTCGTGAATGCCCCAGAGGACGGTTAAGTTGCGGGTCGTAACAGAGTGCTTCAACGAAAATACGGTTGGGTGTGTCTCCGAGCTTCTCAGCCTTCCACCCACCGCCGTTTTCTTTGGCGTCGATTCGCCAAATGGCGGTGGGGGTGTGCATGATGGCGCCGGCCGGCTGCCCGTACTTGTCGGTCTGATCAATTGTGAGGGCGGCCTCAATGATGCGACGTCTAGTGTCCCATAGTGCGGCGGACCATTCTGCGTCACGGGCCTGCACGACGACGGGCGGCTCACCGATAGTTTCATCCCCCCGCGTCACCGTGAGTAGCGAAAAAGAATGCTTATACGCCGAAGTGATCGCTTGGGCGAGATCAAGGTCATAGTTGTTTGCGGAGAGTATTTCGTTTGCTTCGAAGGCGTCGGGGGCGCCGTTCAGGGAGTAGCCCTCGAATACGTGCCGGCGGGCGAGCATGGTGACGACTTTCTGAGGCCATCCCAACGCGGCTTTGGTGCGTGTCATTTGCGGTGGAATACTGATACCGAGGTCTTGGAAGGCGCGGTGGCCGTCATAGTAGACGGAGAGCAGTTTGTTTTTATTCGAGTGCTGCTGCCATTTCTGCCACAGTTGCAGGAATGTTACCCGATCTTCGTCGGGAAGTCCGGAAATGCGTGTGGGTGCCGGCGTAGCATTAACGAGTCGTCCGTCGTCAGGATAAATTTCAGTCATAGGAACAATACTCCGCCGCCACGATCATTTCTACTATTGGCGTTTTCGATTTTATCATAAGGCTTGTAACGGGGTCGTCTTTTTGTTGTGCGTGCGGCCCACATTGCGAGCGTGCATGCTTCTAGGCCGGCTACTGTGGCGCCTGGCGGTGCCTGTAGTGCCCATCCTCCGGATGTTCCGATTGGGCGCGGCGTCGCGGATGCAGCCTCGGTCTTCAGTTGCATGTCGTCTAGGTGTGTGATTGTGTTTTCGCGTAGTGAGGCGTCTAGCATGCTGTAGGCGTCTATGATTTGTGTGATTGTGGGTGTGATGATGACTTGTGGGCGTACTCCGATGGCTCTCAGTCTTTCGATTGTGTCGCCGGCACCGTATTTTCCGTCTACGATGATTTGTGCCCACCTGTCTTTTGTGTCCGCGATGTAGTCGATGATCCATTGCGTGCCTTCGCTCATACGACGCACGCCTTGGTGTGTGCATAGTTCGACGTGTGTGGGCGTGTTTGCCTTGTGTCCTGCTCGGGCTAGGGCGCATGTTGATCCGTCTGGTGCGAACCTTATTGCGGCGCACCATCGCATGCCACTGGGCGTGTTTTCGGGCCGTATTGTGGCGGTGTTCCAGGCGACAGGGTCTATTGCGAGCCTGTCGTTGGCGCGGTCCCAAATTCCGAGGCCTTCACGGCGGAATGATTCTTCTCCGAGCTGCCGGCGCATTCTTAGAATGGCGGATTCGGGTGTGCGGCGCGGGTATGATGGGTTGGCTTTTTCCCATTGTTTTCTGTCGTCGCTGTTAGCGTCGTAGTCGGCGGCCAGTTCGAGGTAGAGGCCGTCTTTTATTTCGCCTTGCAGGGCGAGGTTTCGGAATTCGCTGAATGCCTCGGACGGGTCTTTTGGTTTTGGCGGTGTCCCGATTTTGATGATGAGCGGGTCCGGCGCCGTGTTTGTGGCGGGGATCATGTCGTCTAGTGCGGCTGCGCCGAGGATCTGGGCTTCGTCGAAGAGGATCATGTCTACGCCGTGGAATCCGCGTCCGAATCCGCCTTCGCGGGCTCCGAAGAGGATTCGTGATCCGTTGTTGAAGAGGATGGCTTGTTGTCCGTTTGCTTGCCGTATTTTATTCACGTATGGGGCGATGTCGGGTATTTGTGCCATTCCTTTCATGTCGTTGAATGTTTCGTCTGCTGTGCGTGTGCGGTGTGCGGTCCAGAGGACGAAGTATTTTGGGTGGAGGGTGGCGAGTGCGAATGTGAGGCCGCCGATTGTGTATGTTTTGCCGACCTGACGAGGGATGGATGCTTGGATTCCGTCGATGCTGGCGGCGTAGTGGCCGTCTTTTCTTTTTGCGAGGATTGCTTTGAGCCAGTCTTGTTGCCAAATGTCGAGGGGGTATTGCATTTCTTGGAGGCGGCGTTGGACTGGTGGCCAGGCGGTGTGTGTGATGTTTTCTGGGAGGGTGAGGTGGGCGGCGATTTCGGATAGGTGTTTTTCGCTCATTTTAGATGCCGTCCCAGGTTTGTGTTTCGTTTGGAATGTCGGTGGTGTGTGTGGTGGTGTTTTCGTTTTGTGTGGTGGCGAGTTGGTCTGTGATTTGTATGAGTTGTGCGGTGAGTTTTGTGAGTGCTGTGTCGCCTGTTCTTGGGTCGTCTATGACGGTGGCGATTTTGTGTGCGAGTGCTTGGCGGATGAGGGTTGGGTTGTTTGTGTTTGTGGCGTCTGTGATTGGTGTGGGGCTGTTGGGTTCGTATACGGTGATTGTGGTGTTTGTGTGGGTTGTCATACCTCCTATTATATGCTGTGATATACCTCATGTGTGATAGGGTTTTCCACAGGGTTTTCCACAAGGTGGAGAGTTTTCCACAGGGTTATCCACAGGCTGTCCGAGTTATCCACAGGGTTTTCCACAGGTTTGGGAGTTTTCCACATGACGACGGTCACATTGTGATATGGGTTACTGGAGTTATCCACAGGGTTTTCCACAAGCAGGGAGGGATGGGCAGACCTTCGGGGTGTTCGCGGCCGGATGGGGGAGGGGGTGTGGCCCTCCTCACATGGATTGTGTGGCGTGTGTCTCGTTTTGTTGTGTTCCCTGTGTTGTTTTGTGATGTGGGTCCCACTTTAAGGGATCCCTTACTCCCTTGGGGCCCCCCTTTGTGTTCGTCTCGTTTTGTGCCCATGGTTTTTTGAACGCCATTGTTGTTTCATGCCTTTGAATGTTTTTGCATGTTTTTGTAACATTTCTTTTGTTTTTTTGCATTTTTATGCGTTTGTGCGTTTGTGCGTTGTGTTGCCTTTGCGGCATGCGTTGGCACCATGCATGGTGCATGGTATTGGTATGCATGTCATGCATGTCATCATCATCACATGATCATCATGTTCGTTCATCATGTTGATCATGTTGTTCATCATTGATCATCATCATGTTCATCATTCATTGTTCATTGATTGATCAGTGAACAACAATCATTGTTCGTTGTTCATTGATCGTTCGTTGATCATGTGAACGTGAACAGTGTGAGAGTGGATGAGTGGATGGTGTCCATCCTCCTCGGTGTGCGCTGCTGTGGAATGGCTGTGACACGTGCTGTGCCAGTCCGCTCCAGTCCAGTGGTGCAGCCCTCGCCCTGCTCATCCCACCGCAGTACTCATCAGTACTGCGGCTTGTGTCGCGCACTGTGTCGTTGCCAGGTGCGTGGTGTGCGGTGGTGCGCGTGTCCGTGGTGTTCGTGCGGTGGGGTATCCTCTGTCCGCTCCCCCCCTTGTCGTGGTGGTGGGTGGGGGCATTGCGGATGGTGGGTGCGGTGAGGTGGTGCGGCATGGTGTTGAAAGGCGGGGGCTGCGACGGCGCCCCTCCTGTCCGCGTGCTGGTGTCCCCCTTTCCGTTCGCGTGGTGGCCGCGTTGAAGGGCGGGTGCGGTGCGTGTTGTGATGCCCCGTGTTCGGATCGGGTCTGGCATATTGTGTTGTCCTGCTCCTCTTCACGTCACCCCGCCCTGTCTTCGTGTTCGCTGTCACAGTATTGTTGGTTTAGTGTGGTGTCTTTGTGACAGGGTTGTGTCATTGTGGAATAGCGGTGATGGTTTAGTGTGGTGTCTATTCATTGCCGTGTGTGATGTGCGCTTCAGTGTGATGGTGTTTACCGTCTGTCTGTCATTGTGTTGAGGAATGGCGATGGTGTGAAGGCGTGTGTGGTCTCGTCGTTGTGTGCTTTGTCTTCGCCGTCCTCCTCCTCCTTCTTCTTCCTCTTCCTTTTCCTGTCTTGTGTTGGTGTTCGGGGTAGTGCGCGCGCAGCCCTGCGAGCACGCACGTTATCCCCGAACACCATTGCGTCTTCCTCTTCCTTTTGTTTGTTCCGCTTGTCTTCTCTTCTTTCCTCTTCTCTTCTCTTTCGCTTTTCTTCACTTCCCGCCTTTTCTGTTATTGTGGAATGGCGGTGGGGGGTTCACCATGTGTCACTGTGTTGTGTTGGCATGACGGCTATGGGTAGTCTGTCTCTCTCATTCTCGTTTTTCTGGTAGTGGCGTGCTCTTCCTTTCCCGTGTCGGCCGTTGCCTCGTCTGCTGTTGCATTTGGCGCAGAGTACTCTGCCGTTGTCTGGGTGGTTGGTTCCGCCTAGTGATGCTGGGATTATGTGGTCTGCCTCGGCACTGTTGGGTTTGCGTTGCCCATTATTGTTGTATTGGAGTTTTACTCCGCATGCGGGGCAGTGCGTGATGCCCATGGCTTGTGCTCGGGCGAGTACTTGTTTTCTGAATTGTTTGTGTTCTCGGGTGCTTGTTCTGCTCACCGCTGTTCTTCTGTTCTTTTCTTCTTTGTTTGTTGGTGTTAGGTGGTGGCGCGTCGCAGCGTCAGCGAGACGAGCGCCTCCACCGTCTAACACTACTCTCTTGTTCCTCTTCCGTTCCCTCCTGTTTTTTCTTCGCCTTTCTTTTTTTGTCTTGTTGTGGGTTGGCGTGTGTCGTGTAGTGCGCGCGCAGCCTTGCGAGCACGCACGTAACACGGCACACGCCCTGTTGTTTGGTTCGTCTACTTGTGCGGTTGTGTGTGTACCACCATCACGTAATGCTTGCTTACATACATTGCACAGTACTGTTGTCCCCACCACACACTGTTCGTTGTTAACGGTAACAGTGTTCAACGTTGAACACTGTGTGCCCTTAATTACGTCACAACACGTGTTCCATAAATAGACACTGTCTAACAAAAATAGACACTGTCTAGATATATTAGACACTGTCTAATTCTAGTACTCTTTTAAGAGTATAGGTTGGGCCCAACACAGTGGCGAGCTCTTCGAAAACACCCGCGGCGTAACGCTCGCTTGCGTCGCTAGGGCTCCTCAGCGGCTACGCCGCGATCGTCTTCGACGATTCGTCTACTCGAGTGTAGCATACGGGACCAAAGTCACCGCAACAAACACTGCCAACAAACAATCGCAAACGGGAACTTTTCGTTGCAATGACGCGAAAAACCCTGACACAAAACCTTGCTACAAGGGCAGAAAGTGTGACGACACGCACCAATATTGTGGTAACACAAACGGGTGTTTTTACCCTAGAACGCCAGTTGCTAGCAAGCAACCTACATGCGTAGAAAGTAAACGGGGGGTGAACAAAGTAAACAGAATGTTAACGGAAACTGCGAGACGTCAGAGCCATGATGACTGACACCACTCCCCTCCATCACACACCGCCTTTCTACGGTAGACACGACGACGAGGCCCCACCTCCTCGTCGAAGATGGGGCCTCAGCGTCCTCAGATCAGTCGAGTCAGTAGGTCCAGGTGAAGCGGTACAGCAGAACGCGCGAATTGGAGGCCGCCTCCTCGTCATAGACGGGAAAGACAGCGACCTCGAGATTGGCGCACGCCAGATCGGCGTCGTGGGCGAGTCGGGCGATGCGAGGCCAGATGCCCGCGTCATCCATCGCGTACTCGTAGGCGTCATCCCATCCGCCGGGAACGTCCAGCGGCTCGATCGAGCCAATGCCGCAGTCGTCGGAGATCCTGGACAGGGTCCAGGGTTCGCCGGTACGCGGGGTGTGGACGTGGTAGACGGCGCCGAGCTCGACGGTATCGAGGGTAGGGTCTTCAGTGCGGTAGATGGCGGTGCTCATTTTCTCTTTTCTCCCTGTCGGTTGGGTTGTTCTCTGTCACATTGTGGGTGTGGGATGGGCGGCTCGGTCGGCCAGTTCGGCCCCGACACGGTCGATCAGCCGCCGCAGCGCAACGTCGATCCGGCTCGCCGCCTCCTGCCCCTCGAAGTTCCTGATGTCGTTCGTGCACTCGGTGACGATGTCGCGTGTCAGGTGGAGGGCGTCGTGAGTGGACAGGTCGGCAGTGAAGCGGCGCACCAGCGCACGCGCGCACTGATAGGCGACCTCTTCGTGGTCCTCGATGTAGCGGAGCATGAGAGCTGCCATGGCCTCGGGCTCGAGGGCGGGCGAGATGTGAGGAGTAGTTGAGATGTCCATGCCCGCATGGTGACATGGGTGGTGTGGTGGCGCAAGTCCACGGGTGCAGAAGCTCCCAGAATCCACTGAGGCGCAAGTCACACACGCTGGGGGTTTGACGGCGCCCCCACCGCTCTTCTATGGTAGACGCACCATGCTGGCGAGGGCCGGCACACGAGGAGAGGAGACACGCAGTGGGCAACACACTAGATGAGGGAATGCTCATCCGACACATGGACGTGCGCAGGACTAACGAGTTGCTGAACGGGCAGGGCTCGCGCCTCGCAATTCTGATCGAGCACATGGACGACACGGACTACGAGGTGAGCGTCAACGACAAAAAAGAAACACCCGAGCATTTGATGACACTGCTCGCCACTGTCGCACGTGGCGCTGACATGATGATCCGTGCCCTCGATGTTCTCCGTGCCATCGGATACGTGGACGCGAAGCCCGTCGCACTATTGGGCAGAGAAATCATTTTTGGTTTGGACCGTGTTTTGCTTGAGCTCGAGGTCATTGAGTCCAGTGACGGCGAGATCAAGTGCGGCATCAGCGTTTCCGGCGCGAATGTGGAGAATGTTGAGGAGATTGGGGGTGTATTGGAGGAGCGCGGCATTGACGTCATATGAGACTGTATCCGCCGTCCCGTGCGATCACGGGACGGCGGATATGGTTACATGCGGCTCGTCACCCGATGTTCTAGGGCGGTGGGCTGACGACGTCGTGGACCAACACACCACAGTGTGGCGGACGTCTCACCCTGGGTGGGTTGGCAGGCCGCCATCGGGGTCCTAGAGTTAAGGCATCGGGAGCAAGACAGTAGCCCGCCAGGGCGGGGCGGACGCCCCGCACTACAACCGAGAACGTCATGGAGAAAGAGGAGACACCATGAGCATGAGGCATGCGGCCCCACGTAACACCAGCGTTGCGACCCGCCGCCCTTTGAAGCGGAGCAGCGAAATCATCCTGGCCGCCGTCATCTACCTGACCGCATCGTGTCTCGCCGTTGTGGGGACGCTCGGCTTCATAGCGGCTATCTGGGTACTCTGGGGCGCACTGGGAGTACGGTAACCCCCCGCAATTCCGAACAGCACAAACACTGGAGAAGAGGAGCACATCATGTTTTACGACGCGCATTTCACCATTGATGTCACGAATTGGTCGCGCGGCACTTGGCTGGACGGCACAACGCAGATAATGGACCGGGAGGACATTCTTCTGTACGATCACCTTGTACCCGCCTATCTGCCCGAATTTCCAGACGACCGCCGTTCCGCTAACGAGGCGCTGGCTTCCATGGTGGGGATGGCGAAGATTTATGACCGCATTCTTACCCTGGCCGACAAGCACGGCCTCCATGTTGACGAGGACGACCATTCGACTCTGACGGTGTCGTCCGGTGGGTCGACGATTGGCACCATGATGGTTGGTATGAGGCGAAGCGGTGTCGAGCTGGACGTTGACCCGTTCACTGGGGAGGGCGTGTCGAAGAGTTCTATCTGGGACCATTTTGTGGATGATCTCACTCATGATCCTGTTATTGAGCATTCCCGCACTCCCGTTGAGGCTGATATCAGGTGGAGGCCGGCGAAGCCACTCGCACATTCAACGCGATTCCACATTTACACGAAGCCGGTGGGTGAAATGACTTTCGTTTCCGGTGAGGGCGCGTTGACCGTGGACAATATTGAGACTCTTTGCTGGGAGGCCAATATTGGCATGGTCTGTAGTGAGAATCTTGCGGATGGGGTGCAGGAGATGTTCGATCGTCTTGTTGCGGGCGTCTCGCTCATGGAGAGTCTCGCTTCGACGGCGGACGCTTGTGGTATCACTCTGGCGATGGTGGAGGATTCTTTGATTGTCGCCTATTTCAATGGTGAGATTATTGGGCAGATTGCTGTGGGTGCGAGCGGGAGTGGTGTCGAGCTTACCCCCGACTGGCTGGGGTCTTTTGACCGGTCGGATGCCGTGGAGGAGGCGTGGGGCTGGTTCTGTGGTCGGATTCGGGAGATTCCTGACAGTAGTGTCGTCTGACACTGTCGCAATTCCAGAAAGAGAGAGAGGAAGAAAATAATGCTGTGGTTTGAATATGATGGCCCTAACAATGAATGGGTGACCGATCTGGACGTTGAGATGGGGTTTATTCGGGAGAATATGCCGGCCGCCACTTCCTGTTATCACGATGGTGCCGGTTTCACCGTCATGATCTGGGACATTAAGGCTGGCGTTATTGAAACGTATGTGTTTGATAATGGTAGGCCGACGGCTTGGTATTTCAGCCCGAAAAACACGACGGTGGATGCGTGGTGGAGGAAGATTGTCACCATTGGTGAGAACACGGCCGTTGCGGCCAGGTGGATTCGCAAGCACATTAAGCGGCGTGAAAGGAAGGAGGAGAGTGCCCGTCTGGCGTACGATTTCATTCTTTGCCTGAAGGAAATGCAGGGCAGTGAGAAGGGTTCGTCGACGTGGGGGTGCGCCTTGTCTGACGCCAGGCACAGGTTGGTTGATTTGTGTGATCTGGGGGGCGTGCCCGCGGGGGAGGTGATCGGCTTCGACATTTAACCCCTACGCTCTTCAACAGTAAACAGTAGTATTCATTCTAATATTTAGGAAGAGAGAAACATTACTATGGGTACAGTTTTCGAAGCGGTTGTTACTCAGGCGGTCCGTGAGTGGAATAATGATGGGCGTCGCCACGAGTTCAACGTGCATGCGCCTGCCCGCAGAATTTACGACGGCGGCATTATCGCCATTGGCAGCACCTGTCGCATTGTGGTCGCCGGCGACACGGTGAGAGCTAGGTCCATTAAGCGGAAGAGCATCGCGATTCCTCCGGAGAGTGTCGGTGAGTTTGTCCACCGCGCTTTGATTGTTGCGGCGAACCGCAGTAAGGTGGCTGGTAATGAGTGACTCCCGTATTGATAAGGCGGTGTTCGCTTTTCTTGCCAGTTGTGTCGGCGATTTTGTTAGATGGCCGCAGTGCAAGTCTGTTAACTTGTGGGGCGACAATATCGACGGCCGTCTTTCCAAGGTTCATTTCGAAATAAGAGCTACAAACCCTGACGATAGGACTGCCTTCAGGATTATTGTGAAGAATGACGATGATTGGTGGGTTCGTATCGTTCAGGTGTCGAATCATGTTCGGTTGGATGGTGTTGACGCCGACCGGGAACTCATTGTCCATGCTGTGAATCGCTTTGC